TTTTGAAAGCTTGCGCCGAACTAGCTGGTGATAAAGCAATTTGTGTTACGGGTGAGGTCTCGCATGAAGATAGAGAAACGCACCTAACTGAAATCAGAAGCGGTAAGAAAGATATTCTTTTTGGTACTCAAGCAATCTTTTCAGAAGGTATCTCTGTTAACAACCTTAGCTGTCTAATACTAGGCACACCAATCAATAATGAGCCTCTTTTGACCCAACTTATAGGTAGGGTCATACGATTACAAGAGGGCAAGAGAGATCCTGTTATCATAGACATTCATCTAAAAGGGAATACTGCTAAAAAGCAGGCTTCCAATAGGATGGGTCACTATATGAGAGAGGGTTATCAAATAAAGCAACTATAAAAAAATAGTTCTTGACACAAACCTTAATTTTTAGTATAATATATGTTCTTATTTGACTGGCGAAAGATTCATAAAGAGGCTAACGGCAACGCTGTAGAGATTGTGCGTATCGTACGGATGCTCGTACTGAGGCAGATACCTACAAACGCTGTAGACCCTATTTATAAATATTCGCAGAAAAACTTCCTTGGGGATAGCTTCATGCTCCATCCCGATGTACTGCTATACCATTCTTATAAGTACCAGTATCGTGAAATTGCACAATACATTGCATTGTGTGCTTTGCGATCTACGGCGTACTTTCGCCTAACTAAAGATACAACACTAGACACCATACTTCTGCCCGCAGAGGATATGGACACATTAATAAACAATAATAGGCTACTATACTTGGATGATTCACAAACCCTTCATTTCAAGTACGAAGAAGTCAACGCAAAGGAGATTCATTAAATGGCTATTTCATTTAATCAGCAGAAAGGTTCTGCACAAAAAAGTTCAGTTAGCAGTTTTCAGTACAAAGATGGCGACAACAAGTTCCGTCTAGTAGGTGACATTCTAGCTCGATACGTCTATTGGATAAACGGTGAGAATGGTAAGAACATTCCACTAGAGTGCTTATCCTTCGACCGTAACAAAGAAACCTTTAACAACCTAGAGAAAGATTGGGTTCGTGAGTTCTACCCAGATCTCAAGTGTGGCTGGAGCTACGCTACTCAGTGCATCGACAACGGTGAAGTTAAAGTGGTAAACCTAAAGAAGAAATTATGGGAGCAGATCATTACTGCTGCAGAAGATTTAGGAGATCCAACAGATCCAACTACAGGCTGGGATGTTCAATTCAAGCGTGTAAAGACTGGCCCTCTGCCTTATAATGTAGAGTATCAACTTCAAGCTCTCAAGTGCAAGCCTCGTGCTTTGTCTGATGCAGAGATGGAAGTATTCGCAACTATTAAGTCTATGGATGAAGTAATGACCCGTCCTACGCCAGATGCTCAGAAAGAGCTACTAGATCGTATTCGTGATAACGCAGGTGAAACCTCCGAGATTGACGAAAGCATTGAAGACGAGTTCAAGATAGTATGATTTTATTTACGGCAGACTGGCACATTAAACTGGGACAGAAGAATGTTCCAAGAGAATGGGCCTTAAAACGTTACAATATGTTTTTCGACCAAGTACACAGCTATTGTAAGCAGTGTGATAGCCACATTATTGGTGGTGACTTGTTTGATCGTCTGCCTAGTATGGAAGAACTGGAACTCTACTTTTCTTTTATTAGAAATGTTAGAGTTCCTACCATCATCTACGACGGTAATCATGAAGCGACAAAGAAGCACAAGACTTTTTTCAGCCAACTAAAGCAGGTTAGTAGAGATATTAACCCGCTTATACATATAGTTGATATGTCGTACATTGACACCGATGTAGGTTTTGGTATTCTGCCCTACGCGGACTTACATAGAGAAGGTAGCATAGAGCACTTTGACACTTCTCAACCACTGTTTACTCATGTAAGAGGTGAGATTCCTCCCCATGTAAAGCCAGAGGTAGATTTGGATAGGTTCGCAGACTTCCCTGTAGTATTTGCAGGTGACTTACACGCTCATAGCAACACACAAAAAAATATTGTATACCCCGGCAGCCCAATGACAACTTCATTTCATAGAAAAGAAGTCTCAACTGGATGTCTGTTTATCAATGAAAAGAATTGGAGCTGGGTATGGGAACCTTTTGATTTGCCACAGTTAATTAGAAAAACTGTTACAGACCCAAAAGACATGGTTCCTACTGAGTATCATCACACTATTTATGAAATAGAGGGCGACATTCAAGAATTGGCCTCAGTAGAAAACTCTGAATTACTTGATAAGAAAGTGATAAAGAGAAACTCAGAGGTATCTTTAGTCTTAGACAAAGATATGACCATAGAAGAAGAGTTAGTAGAGTATCTAAGCTACTATCTAGCAATACCAGAAGACGAAGTCAGCAACATTATAGGAACATACAATGATCACTCTCAAAAAGCTCAAGTGGAGTAACTGTTTTAGTTACGGACCTAACAACGAGTTGGACTTAAACGAGAATACAGTAACTCAAATCATTGGTTCAAATGGAATGGGTAAGTCTTCTATACCTTTAGTTATAGAAGAAGTTCTGTACAACAAGAACTCAAAAGGCATTAAAAAAGCAGATATTCCTAATCGTTATGTTAATGATGGGTATAGTATATATTTGCTTTTCGAGAAGGATGGCAACACTTATGAAGTTGCTGTAGATAGAAAGAGCGGTATTAAAGTAGTATTAAAGAAAGATGGTGAGGATATATCCAGCCACACAGCTACTAACACCTATAAAACTCTACAGAATGTCATAGGTATTGACTTCAAAACTTTCTCACAGTTGGTATACCAGAACACAAACGCTAGCTTGCAGTTTCTTACTGCTACCGATACTAATAGGAAGAAGTTCTTAATTGATCTTCTTCACTTAGATGCTTATGTAGAGCTTTTTGAGATATTCAAAGAAGCCTCAAGAGAGTCTGCTACTAGAATAACGGAGTTGAGTACAGAAGCAACAACGATTGAAAAATGGTTATCAAACAATAAATTGGAGAGTACGATAGTACTACCCATGTTAGATTTAGATATAAACACGGATGATGATGAGAAGTCTTTCCGCTCTCTTTCAGTAGAGTTGGAAAATATCTCCGAAAAAAATAAAAAAATCTTACAAAACAATCAATACAAGGATATGCTGTCCCGTATAGATATTAATCATGTACAAGCTGCTTTACAACAGCTACCTCCTGCGGAGTCTTATGATAAGTATCAGAGCGACTTAGGACAGCTAGACGCAGGAATAAAGTCAGCTAATAGCATGTTAGACAAGCTAGTAAGGCTAGGGGATAAGTGTCCTACTTGCGAACAAGATATTGACGCAGAGTTTAAGAATGAATTAGTACAGTCCGAAAGGACCAAACTAAATAAGTTAGACAAGGACAAAGACTTTAACGAAGACATGATACGACAGATAAAAAGAAACAATAATTCTAGAATTAATTTATCTAAAGCAGAGAAAGAGTGGGAAGACCTTTACAGAGGTATCGACAACTCTTTACCAAATCAAATACTAGACAAAGAGGAGCTGTCCGATAACTTGGCAGAGCTTCAAACTAAGCTAGTAGCAGCAAAAGCAGAGCTGGCTAAGATTGCTAAAGAAAACGAAACTAGAACTAGATCTAATACTCGTATCGAAATAATTCAAGCCCAAACAGATGGGTTCATAGAAAAATTAAACAAAGCAAAGGAAGTATTGGCACAGCAAGCACAACTAGATTCTAACCTAGATGTATTGAAAAAAGCTTTTAGCACTAACGGGCTACTCGCTTATAAGATAGAAAATCTAGTAAAAGAATTAGAACAGCTTACAAACCAGTATCTTGCAGAGCTTTCAGATGGTCGTTTTACACTACAGTTCATAGTATCCAACGATAAGTTGAATGTACAAATTACTGACAACGAGGTCATAGTAGACATTCTAGCACTCTCTTCCGGAGAGCTTGCAAGAGTGAATACTGCTACACTAATTGCTATTCGTAAACTTATGAGTAGCATATCTAAGTCTAGAATCAATATATTATTCTTAGACGAAGTTATTAGTGTACTAGATGATGCGGGTAGAGAAAAGTTAGTAGAGGTTCTGTTAGCAGAAGATCTAAATACTTACGCCGTATCCCACGGGTGGACACATCCTTTGCTAGAAAAGATTGAAGTAGTAAAACAAGGCAATATAAGTGCATTGGATAAGTAATGGTAGATTCACGAGCAAAAGGTGCTAGAGGTGAGTATCTCGTCAGAGATATGTTACGAGAGAGTACTGGTATGCAGTTTGAGAGAGTTCCAAACTCGGGAGCTTTAGAATATTTGAAGGGGGACTTATATGTACCCCACGAGAAAAATAGATTCTGCATAGAGGTAAAAAACTATGCAGAGTCTCCATTAACCGATAGAATTTTTACGCAAGAAAAGACTAATAATCTAATAACTTGGTGGAAAAAACTTATTATACAAGCAGCGGGAGGGAATCAAGACCCTCTACTATTCTTCAAGTACAACAGATCACCAGTATTTGTAGTAACTGAAGATATGCCAGATGTTTGTGAAAAGTGGATGTACATTAGTTTTTTAGATTGTTATGCTCTTCTTGCCGAAGATTGGTTAAAACATGAACAAGTGAGATGGATAAATGGCGTTTAATTTTGCAGAGAAAGTAAATAATAGTAGCCCAAACACAACACTAATAGTAGATGCCTTAAATCTGGCGTTTAGATGGAA